TTATGGAGTTGATACAGGCACTTTGGCAGACATTTACGGCCCACAGTTTGAGAATTATTTAGAACAAAACCCCGTCAACTGGAGATCAGGGTTTTCCATACTCACCTTTAAAAATGGTGTTATGTTAATGCCTGAGCTGGTCATGGTGCATACCAAAGACACTATCCAGTTCCGAGGCGAAGTTGTTAATGTAAAGCAATACTAGACACAAAGTAACACATTAAGTAACCTAGCGGGGATTCTCACCCCGACCTTCCCTTTATCAATGGGATATTCTAAATATTAAATTACAAGGTTAATTTAATTACTCTTCGATTTCGTCTTCTGTCTCGTCTTCCCAAATAATTTCGTACTCTTCTTCAGCATCAGCAACGATAGAAGCTACAAATTCTTGGATTGCTGCGATAAAAGCAAAATCTTCGCACTCAACTTCCAATTTGAAATCGTAACCTTCAATAACTAGATTGTGTTCCATTTAACATTCCCTGTGTTAATCTGCAAAATTGCTGTTAAATGTTAGTTGAGTTTTATGAAACTTTCATTATCTTTATTTACAAATATTTTTTAATTTAAATACAACAAAAGTATCATAAACAACGCAAAAAAGCCCAAAAGTATCATAAATAACACAAATGCACACAAAAGTAATATTGACACAATCGTTAGGAAATTAAGCATTTAACGTCCTTTAGCATTTGAGTTTCTCCGTCAAATATAAACTCCACGTTTTGTTTGCCGTATTTACTAAAGTCTAAATATTCGCCATTGGTCTTTTGATTGAAAACGACATTGGCAGCAATGGCAAAATCTTGTGGCGGTTTCTTAATCCTAAATTGTACAGTCCCACCAAAGTTTGGAGTTGCACCATGAACTTCAATCCAACCATTTTTAGGATGATTGTATTCAATCTTTTCACCATTTGCCCAAGCTACTATTACGTCATAGTTCTTATGTTTCATTTGTTTTTTGCCTTTTACATCCAGTTTTATTTTCTTTGCACTCAATTTCACCACAAAATCCGTTGCAATTTGCTTGTGCTATTTCTAATATTGCCTTTGCAAATTCAAATACACCATTAGTAACATTTTTTCCAATACCAGGTTCAGGAGCAAAAATTTTGAACCATTCAGTTAATATTTCCTCATCAGTCAGCTCTATCCATTCTGATTTAGCTTGATGGTATCCCTTACTAAATCCTTCTAAATAACTTAATGCTTTATCAATTTGAGACTTGGCATATCCTTCAAAGTCGTATTCAATCATGTGTTCTTCTCCTTTAATGCCTGCTCCACCGCTTTTATAACGTCAATCAAAGGTCTATGGGCACTTGTTTGCCATTCCGCTATTGCCATCATTTGGTTAGTAGTCAATCCTACCCATTCTTTACTACCAAAAAACTTTTCAGCGCACACAAGGCAATACAACGCATAACCACCACCATTTCCACATTCATCGCATCCTTTTGGTGTTGTGTAGAGAGGTAATGGCTCAACATCAACTGTAATTGGTGCGGTAACTGTTGTTGGCTTTGCCCAATAAAAACCGCCTTCTTGCGGATCAAAATAAGCCACAAGCTCTTCTTTAGTCATTCTTGTCCCCTTGAGAGCACCACTGCTGATTTAAGTTCTTCTGTTTCACCATCAAAAATAAGTCGCAAATTGTTATGCCCAATTTCAAGCCTAACACCATGAGAAACTTGGTTGTACACACCTATTCTGATTTCATGAACAAAATCTTCTTTAGGTTCTGGTTTTATTCTGTATTGATATTTTGCATCCCATGAGGGAGAATTAGTATCTAACCATATATCATCCAAATCATTTCTAATTTGAATTTGAGCACCGTCAGCCCAGGCGTGTATTAAGTCTGCGTGTTTATGTTTCATTCTTGTCCCCTTTCTCTAATAGCATTAGCAATTCCATATTCATTTTTATATCGTCCAACTTCTTCTGCCAACTTTGCACATTCCTCACGTTCTTTTTCTGCTATCAGTTTTGCAAAAGACATTAAATAAATATTTACACATTCAACTTTTATTGCCTCATATAAAGTACCTAAAATAATTTCAGATTCTGTAGCTTTGTAAGCTAATTCAATTATTTCATCTTTAGTCATACAAGTGCCTTTAAAACACGTTGGTTTCTACCACTAAAACTAGGTCTGAATTCGCCTGTATCAATGATTAATCCTTTGCGGATCAATGGACGAATTCTAGGAGATATAGAGCTTTGTCTAATCTCAGGTAATGCGTGTTCTATGTCTTGCAATATACAACCATTTGGAAAGGCTTTAATCGCATCTAGGACGACTTTTTCTATCCTACTGACATTGACACTTGCACCAGCTTCTTTAGACGTTTGTGGGTCTGTAGCACGAGCAAATCCACGACTAACCATTTCACTCAACTCTTCAAATATATTAAATGTTTTCATAATTTACCTTTATTTATCATTAAATTGGGCGGTTCGCATAAAGCAGCGTTTCCCATTCTCCAAATGTGACTTAACCTATTTGAGATACTGTAGCTAACACAGTAGACCGCCCAAAAACTTAAAAACCAATGTCGTCAACAGGCTTCTTTTCTCTTGGTTCATTCAAGTATGCCCAGCCAGACCAAGCAGGCTCACACACAGGAATGTTGTCAATCTTTAGCATTGGGCCATTTTTTGTTTCAATGATTGACCCAATTCGTTGATAGCGGTTCTTTTCTTGACCATTTTGGTCTTTGTATTTACCGACTACAGCTGTGACTTCTTGCGTTACTTTAGACATTTATTTTCCTTAATTTTTCTACTTTTTCGTTTACTTCTTCCAAAAACCCTTTTACCTCAGACTCTAGCTTTTTGCCGTACTCTTCATCTAGCTCAATGCGCTGAATAAAGAGTTGTAGATTATCAGGTAATCTAGGATCATAACTCACAAAATCGCACCACTTTCTACCTGTACAAAGCATCTGCCAAGTCATCTGGGTAATGTACTTTGATTGCACTTTTTGAGACAAAAGTGTATCCAAGTGCGTACTGGTATTAGGGCATTTGATTTCTATGAGTCCGTTATTATCAACCAAACCATCTGGGGATGCTCCAGCTTGTTCAATTTTGGGATGTACAACAAACCCAATCTGGTTGACCATGTTGCCAGTTTTCAACTCGTATTGCGCTCTTGCAAGTGGCTCTGTCTCTGTGCCCCATGCCATCGCAGCATTTGTAAAAGATTCCGCTGGTTTGCCAGTCAAAATCTCGCAAATAAGTTGCGCTTCGTAATTGGCACGACTGGCAGAATAACCTGACTTTGTCGTGGCAATAATGTCCGCAATTCTGGATGCTGTTACTTTTCCGCAACGTATGGCAAACCATTCTTCTGTGCCTTGTTCAATATCATTCATCTACACCCCCATTTATGCCTCTAGGCTCAATTTTCTTGAATTCCCTCTCAACCATCATTGCATCTGCAACTTTGTATGAAAGTTCAATGACTTCTTTGTTAATTGTTTTGCGCCCAAAAATAATACCGATTAACGCTTGGGATGCAAAATAATCTCTTAAATCCATTCTCAAAAGATTCTCTTTCATTTTTAACCTCCAAGTTTCTTTTTGCACACGTCTTTTTTACTTATGAGTTTCTTTTGCCACTCTTTGTCCCCATCTGTTGCAGCTATTGCCTGCACAAATGCTTTTTGTAATGCATCAATTGATACACATTCTTCAAACAAAGCCATATAGTCAGCCATTTCGGACTCATTTATATTTGATTCAGGCTCTTCACCTTGAGGCAAATCTTCACCAGCGTAAATGTATAGACCGAGACCATGCAGACTTAATGATTTAGTCATGCACCGCATGATTGCAGTATTAACCTGGAACGCATCAGGGTTAATGATCGCCTTATTTCTATGATCCATTACTGGGAGCTGACAGGTCATTTGTTTGCCAAATAACTGAGTTGTGACAAACACCATAGCAGTTCCGTTGACTTCCATGAAACACTTGTCGTTGAACATCTGTACGTCCCATGTAGCGCCTGGATCAGCCTCTAGTGCTTTTGCCCATGCCCATGCCCATGAAAGATATGTCAGTTGTCCTTTTTTCTCTGTGTGATCGTTTACGTTAAGTTTGAGTAAGTCGTTAATAGTCATACAACCCCCAAAAACATTAAAGTAAATGTAAACACAAACATGATTACGCAAATCAAACAGATTAATTTATCTTCGTTATCCATATCATCCTCGAAATTGGGTTGTGGGTTTGCGGGAAATGCCTCAGCTAATGTGCGAGGAAACGTACGAGTTGTTTCGTTGCCGTTGTAGAAGAATTTAATTGTCATCTTCGTCCCCCATGCAATTGTCGCAACCAGGATGATCGGGGTCTGAGCAGATTGGATTTGCTCTCAGAATGTTGTATTGACGAGCTTCCCAAAAGTCTTGCGCTTTGAGTTCTCTAATATCATCGTCTTCTTCAAAATAACTTCTATTACTCATAATGTGTCCTTAATTTATCTAATGAAGTATCAGCGTTGTGCTGATGAATGAAGTGTAAACGATAATTTACTGAATAGTGCAGAAAAACATCAAAAATAGTAAAATAATTAAAATATGTAAATAAATGTGTACAATAAACAACATGGACAAACAATACTTTATAGAAAAAGCAGGATCACCATCCAAACTAGCTAAATTGCTTGGCATAAAACGCCAGGCTGTTAATAATTGGCAACAAATACCTAAATTAAGAATATTTCAGCTAAGAGTTTTGCGACCTGAATGGTTTGACGTTATAAATTAATGTATAATCCAGATCGTCTAGAGTGGCATCTAGGCGTAGAAAATCAGTTTGACAACCCCTCAGTTTACTGTGTGGTCTTGTACGATAGCAAGCGAGTCTTTTGGACTGATTTTCAAACGCCTTGCTGTTGCTCTCGCCAAGAGCCAAGACCACAGAGAAAATTGAGGGGTTTTTTGCTTTTGGACAATCAAATGCGGTACGTCGGTGGTTTGATTTGAGATACCCTGTAACACGAGCGAACCAAAGCAGGGAACGTGGGCGAATAGTTAGAGCGTGGTGGTTGAAATAGTCTGACTTAATGCAATGCGACGAGATGGCTCCATAAAGCACTTATCCACAGGCATAGAGCGAAACTGGCATTTTGATG